GCTAGTACTTTTCTTACAACCAGGTGCGTAATCATTTGGTTCTCCATCACCACCAGGAAAAGGACATTCTAGAACAATACATTTTATATAACTTGGGAGGTCTACATCCCATCCACAAGCTGGACTAAGGAATGATAATAATCTATAACAACCACCTAACCAACTTGGTAAATTAATAATACAGTTATCTGACCAATCGCAAAGTGTACCGACAAGACTATTCCAGAAACCTAATATTTTCCTAACAATCCATATAAGTAAATTAATAATCGGAAAAATAGCCACATTCATTATCCATATAAGGAAAGTAATAATTTTAATAACAATACATATTATTAAAAATATTGGGTTAAAATCAGTATTAACTCTGTTAAAAGGTACTGGAGTTTTATTTCCATCTGAATCAACATCTTTTAAACCAGTAAATGCTCTAATATATTCAAAACCATTAGCTTGAAATCTAGGGATGAAATTTTTAACACTATATATCTTATTCCAATAAATGTCTCTAAAACTAATATCTTTTGTTTTTTCATCAAAAGTATAATCAGCTTCTGAACTTGTTCTAGGGTTATTCGGTACTAAAAATTTACCTCTGGTTCTAAGTCTACCTTCACCACCAGTATTTTCCATACCTATCCTAAATCTAACACTAGCTTTAGTAGCTATACCTTTATTAGGGTCTTCTGAAGGAATTAAATTACCAAACTCATCAGTTACCATATAATCTAAATTCATTGGTATTTGATAAGCCCACGTACCGTCTTCATCGATTAAATCACCATCTTTAATATCAAAAGGTTCAATTGTTTCATCAATTGTTTTTCTAATCATTTCAATTCTACCTTCACCAGTAACTAAATTGGTTACGGTACCTAGTTTTTTTCTAGGTCTACATCTTTTGTTGACACTATTTTTATCATCGTCACCAAAAATACTACCCATAAAAATAGCTGAAGGTACAATAGTAAAATTCATGTCGATATCAGCTCTAGTAATACCAACTTCACATGTTTCAGTATCACCCCAAAATGGTTGAACGTTCACAGCATAGTTAACAGTTTTAACTTGTACTAATCTATCTAGTTGGACACTACCTTTAAATTTTGTTGGACTATCGAATAAATCGACTGGTGTACCTTGAGTTATTAAATCATAAGGTCTTTGAGAATATATGCCTATGTCAGAAATATCAGCATCAACGTGAACTGTATGTGTACCCAATGGTACACCAAAAAACATAAAATCACCAGCTTCATTAGTTGTTGTTGTAAATTTATAATATTTACAGTAAACATACTCTAATTCTGGATTATCTAATATTTCTCTTTTATTAGGAAAACTACCTATTGGTGTAAAACATTCATTATTTGATTCACTAGTTTTTGGTAATAGATTATATCTTATTCTATTTGAATCGCTGTCGGTTATAATCTCATATGGGTATAAACCTCTAATAACTGAATTATTTTTATCATCTTCATCTAAAGGTATGAAAATACTAACTCTGGCGTTTGGTAAACCGACACCACTATTAAAAATCACTCGACCAACAATAGTACCATAATCAGAACAAAAAGTTCTGTATGCATCTTCATCACTTATTTTTAAAGATAAAACCTCAAGAAAATCAAATTCTTGGTCTATTTTTACTTTAACATATGTATCATTACCGTTAGGTGTTGTTCTTATCCTAATTGTTTCTGACATAAAACTTATTTAATATTGTGTGTTATTTCTTCAACGTCTAACAATGTAACTTCATTTTCTGTTAACTCATCTAATTCATAATAATCATCATCATCATCATCATCGTCATCATCTCTTCTAAGTGTTTTACCCATTATTTTAAATACGATATCTTTAACATTAAAGCTTTTATTTAAAACGATAATTTGAAACATAAACCATATTATGGCTATGTTTATTATTGGTAACACTAGAATACCAACTATAAAGGCTAAACCTTTTAATACGTAAAAACCAATTCTTCTAGTTTTAGCACTAGTTGTTAAATCACCAAACTTAATAGTGTTATCATTTGAAGCATTTCCTTTACATCCGCAACCCATAGTATTTTATTTTTATAATTTGTTATTTGTCTAAATATAATCATTTTATTTAAACAAATAAACCTTATTGTCTTGCCCTAACAAGAATATCTTTATTTGGTAATTTAATTTCAAACATTGATATTGGGTCACCGAAAAGAGTCATTTCATCAATAGCTATTTGTCTAGTGTCTGGAAATAGATAAGGTTGTGATATTTCATTTAAACTATATTCACCACCACCAACTTTATTAAACATTCTTAATTCAATTACGTTTAGGACACCACCAATATTGTTTAATATTTCAATTAACGGTGAAATATATATGTTTTGCCCCATTTCAAATTTATTAATATCAAAATATTTTTTAATTTCAGTAATTGCTTGTGAAATCACTTGTGATTGTGGAGCATTCTTATCTATAAATAAATCAACTTCCGCTGAAATATTTATAATTTTACCATCTGTAACTTGAACATAATCATTTAACATTCTATAATCAGCTAAATAATTTGATATATTTTCTTTCAATGTAGATGTTGATTCATTGGTTAATTTACCATTCGCATCTAAACCTAAAATATAAATTTTAATTTTATTAAGTTCTTCAAAAATACCGCTTCTAAATGGTGACCCAAAATTTCCAGGCATTTGCGCAAGTTTTGTTTGATAGTCTTTTATAGTAACAGCTCTGTTTTGTGATGCGAAATTATATCTTACCATGTTTCTTATTTCCTCTATACTAGGTTCGTCTTTACCACCAATAGCTGGAAATAAATTGTTTACTTTCAATGAATTTCTAACGTTTTGATTTATTGTTGAATTAGGACCATTTACTAACATAGTAACAATACCTATCCCTTTAATTGTTGATGGACCTAGATTTGTATCTGCACCACCACCAACTCTATATCGTATAAACATTGTTGTATTAGGTGATGGTACTTCTCCTAAAGACATATTGTTTATAAAAGTACCTATTTGATTAACCAACGCTGGGTTTGAATCAAACTCACATAAACTTGAAATATCTTGAGTACCAGCACCAAAAGTTAATTTACTAAAACCTAAATCAGTGTATTCTCTTATAAATCGTTTATTTACACTAACCCATTTTCCTGGTCTTACTGTAGATGAATCTGTAGCTCTAGTAGTATCTTCAATGAAAACTTTATCTTCAGCCAATGCATCAACTTCAAACCATTTGTAATCTAAATTTAAAAAATCATCAAAACTTGGATTTGTTTGGAAGTTAGTTCCTGGTAATGTTATTACTGAATCCACTGATAATACATTATTATCTGGTATAATAACATCTAAGAAAGGTCTAGAATCAGCAGTAGAAAGTACTTTTTTCAATATTTTACTAAAACCGTTTGTAACCATTTCTCTTTTAGTTAACGTATAATTGATTAATGAACCATTAGAATTAAAATTAGGTATGATTAATCGATTAGGTATACCATTTACATTAAAAGGTGATGAAAAATCAACATCATTATTTAATTCAAATAATTTACCAGCACCAGAAACTTGCGAACCAGCTTTTATTAAAGGCGCATACGAAACATCAAACGAGTCACCAAACACTGGAACCGTTACAGTTAAATCAACTATTGTAGCACTAGCTCTTTTCCACGGAATTTTAAGTCCAAATGTTCTAGCGATTGATAGTAATGATTTTCTTTCTTTTGCATAATCAATCTGCGTTTCAGCAAACATTCTATCTGTATTAAAAGATAACATGTCACCTACAGCAGCGTTTAATTCCAATAACATCATACCTACTGATGCATCGTTAAAATCATTAAAAATATCTGGATAATATTGTTTAACATAATTGATTAGGTCTGTTCTTATGTCAACAAAGTTTCTTGATGAATAATTTACATTTGGCATATTTTATATATTAATTACTAGCATGTCTGATGATTCAAAAACACCATCACTTATTGTATAACTTATAGAAACAACAGCAGCATATTCTGATTCTGGTGATTCTTCAATTAGTATTTCATTTAATTTTAAATTTGGTAAAAATCTTTTTACAACTGTTCTAATCTCGTCTTTGATTCCTTCTTGAGTTAGAGAATCATTAGGTTCAAAAATAAAACGTAATAAATCTGTACCAAATTCTGGGTTGTATAACCTTTGACCCCTTCTGGTTAAAATTAAGTGAAGTAAATCA